ATGAAGAGGTTAATGGTGAATACATCATTGAACGATACCTTTACGACGATATTTGGGAGACTATGGTTGTTGATGAAGAATTTAATCAAGCTAATTTCCTTCTCGCAAAACTCGTACCTACCACATATGAAAGACTATCTACTATGGGTACAGCGACTCTATGGAAAATGATTATGATGTCATGGTCATATAAACACGGTCTCGCAATACCAAAGAAAGGTGAGAAGAGGTCGTTTACAGGGGGACTATCAAGACTTCTACAGGTGGGATACTCCACGGATGTATTGAAGCTCGACTATTCGTCTCTATACCCCTCTATTCAACTCGTACACGATGTGTTTCCGAAGTGTGATGTTACAGGTGCGATGAAGAGTATGTTGAAGTATTTCCGAGACACTCGTATTAAATACAAGAAACTTGCTGCTGACCATTATACTACCGACCCTAAGTTGTCGTCTCAATATAATCGTAAACAACTACCTATTAAAATTTTTATTAACGCCTTCTTTGGTTCTTTGTCAGCACCTCAGGTATTTCCGTGGGGTGATATGGATATGGGTGAGCAGATTACGTGTACGGGTAGACAGTATCTAAGACAAATGATTATGTGGTTTATGAAAAGAGGGTATGAACCACTAGTTATGGATACTGACGGTGTAAACTTTTCAGTACCTGAAGGTCGTGACTCACATACTTATGTCGGAAAAGGTTTAAATGGTTTGGTCGAGGAAGGAAAAACATATACGGGTTCAGATGCTGATGTCGCAGAATATAATGACCTGTTTATGAGAGACGAAATGGGTCTTGATACGGATGGGCAATGGCCAGCAACAATTAATGTGGCACGAAAGAACTACGCACTTTTAACTGATAAGGGTAAGGTAAAACTTACGGGTAATACTATTAAATCTAAGAAACTACAGACTTATGTTGCTGAGTTCTTGGATTCAGGTCTACGGATGTTATTGGATGGTAAGGGTCAAGAGTTTCTTGATTCTTATTATGAATACATAGGTAAACTATATAACCGTGAAATCCCGATTGTAAAAATCGCAAATAAAGCAAGAGTTAAACAAACTATACCCGAATATAAAGTTCATATTACAAAACGTACTAAATCAGGCTCTCTTATGTCTCGTCAAGCACATATGGAACTTGCAATGGCTAACAACCTAAATGTAGGTCTCGGTGATACTATTTATTATGTTAATAATGGTACAAGAAAATCTCATGGTGATGTACAGAAGAAAAAAGATGAAATAATTTTGAATTGTTATCACGTAGATGAAAAGATTATAGAAACAGAACCTAACAAGTTAGGGGAGTACAATGTGCCTCGTTACATCGCAGCATTCAATAAAAGAATCGAACCCTTATTGGTTGTTTTCTCACCTGAGATTCGTGAAGAAATATTAGTAGATAATCCTGAAGACCGACCGTTGTTCACTAAATCTCAGACACAGTTAGTGAGGGGTTTTCCAAGAAAAGACGGTGACCAAGATACATTAGACGAAGTTTTGACTTTATCAGATACGGAACAGACGTTTTGGAAATCCGTAGGTATTAATCCCTATTATATGTATGTTGATGGTACTATGAGTTTAGTTGATGATAGTTACGTCAATAAGAATCAAAAAATTATGAATTCTTTAACCCATCAGATGACATAATAAACCATCCGTCCCTTAAGAATCTAAGTTCAACTGAAGCTCCTGAATTTAACTGTATCTCATCATATTCATCATCTATCGAATAGTCTGCCTTTATTAGTACCTCACACAGTGCTTTAATTGTAATTTTTTCGGTAGTTTGAGAGTCTAATTCTATCTCACAAGCTTTTACATCTTTTACTATAATAGCGTCTTCCCCGTTAGTTTTATAGTGTGAGTTACTAATGAGTGCGGCACCTGATGTTTTCACGGTTAAACCATTTACTACTTTTGTAATAGGTGTTGACTTAAATATCGCCATTTTAAATTGTATAAAATTGTCGTGGAAAGGCTCTGTATTGTAATGATTTATTTAAATTTTCGGCTTCACTAGCTTGTCTCTCCATCATTTTATCGGGTCTAAGTCTTTCTAATCTTTGGGTTAGCTCTTCAATTAACTTAGACTTTTCGTCTTTAGCTTCGGTTAATAATGAGTCATATTCTAATTGTATTTCAGAGTCAGGTGTTTTAAGATTTCCTTGGTACTTACCTCTAACTCTACCTAACGATTCTTTAACGTATGAAGTAAACCATCTTCTGACCCATGTTTGTGCGGGATTATTTAATTCCTCCCATAACATTTCGTCTATAGGAATGTCAGATGGTAGTCTTACTATATCAGGGTTTTCCTTTAAACAACTTTCTCTATCATCTGTTTCATAGTACCAATACCAAACTTTATACTCGTTATTCTCAATATTACCAAAATCAAATTTTCCACCAGGTACATTCATTAAGTGAACTGCCTTTTTACCCCCTGGTAACGCAGTAACTCGATAAGTTAATTCACCTGCTATCATTCTTCGTTTAATGTTAATATCTTGCATTCTTAACAACATATCAAATGCTGGTGTAATAAAATAATTACCCATAGTCCCCATTTGTGAAAATCCTGCACCACCACCTAAACCAATACCACCAAATCCTCCAAATCCTCCCATAAATGGGTCAAAATATGCCGCGTCTAACTCCGCCCTAGTGAACCATAATAATTCATTAAGTTCTCTACCTTTAGGTATTTCATAAATTTGTTGACCTCTCTTTAAGTCTATATAGTCCTTTTTTAATACTGAATCACCACCCGCCTGTAGTCCAACAATTTTTGAATAAGCGTATGTATATTGTGTTTCCCAATCCAAACTTCTACTAATGAACGCTCTAGTTAGTGATTGTTCATCTAAATTTAGACCGTATAGTGATGTCCATTGTGATTCTATTAACCAATCATTCACATATTGAGCATAATCTTGAATTGATAATTCTAACAGTGAGTCCATCATCTCATCTGTTATTTCAACACCTCTTATTGGTGCACCTAACAGATGTTTAATTCTTGTAAAAAGTTTACTTCTTTGTGGTTCAGTTATTACAGACATAGACCTTTTTTACTATAAATATCAAGAGTTATACATTTCCTCTTTTATCGTATAGTTTTGTCCTATCAAATACGTATTGACCATTAACTATTTCAGTATCTGAATTATCAAACATCATAACTCCTTTTTTATCGTGATAGAAAATCATTAAATCGGTATTGTATTGTTTTATAACACCAGTACCGACCATAGTAATTTTTCCGTCAAATTCCTTATAATATTTAAATGGTTTGATTTGTGCGGTTTTATCACCGTCTTTAGTTCTAACCACGGCATCAACACCTCCGATAGCATCTTCAACACTACCTAATTCACCAACTTGTTTTACGTTTCCAACACCAAAAACTTTTTGTAATTTTTCAACAGAACTTTGTTCTGTCTTATCTCCCTGTCTGTTTCTTCGGTCGACAGTTTGATACATATTTGTAAATGTCTTAGACGCATGTGCAAATAGTCTATTTTTATATTGTCTAATGTACCTAATAAAACGATATACTTCTTTTATTTGTTGAGATTCGTTTTTACCTTTAAAATTTATTGGTGTTATCCCTGAATATTTTAGCACTTTATTCATATCGTTTTGTAAAATACAAAATGTCGATGCGTTTGTATTAATTTTATTTAGGACTGAACGACCAGGCTCTTTAACACCCTGATATTCAAAATCATATATTCCTGATAGTTGGTCACCCTGCTTTTCTCTCCAAAAATTATTGAATATTTCTTTGAATATTTCATCGATAGCTTTTCGGTATGACCATTTTATTCTCGGATTACGGTTGAATAAATCAATCGTATCTTTTACTTGTCTCGATGAACATCCCGTGCTTTCACTCTCTATCAATAACTCTTTTGGTTTAACCGATTCGTTTAAACTTTTTTTAGATTGAGATTGTAAAAGTTCGTTAACAAATGTCCAATTTACTACCGTCCAAAAGTTTTTAATATAATCATCTCTTTTGTTTCGGTACTTTAGGTAGTATGAGTGTTCCCATAAATCTAATCCTAATAAAGGAAATCCACCACCTTTAATTGTGTTCATAAGAGGGTTGTCTTGATTTGGGGTCGACATTATTTTCAATCGATTATTTTTGGTTAAAACTAACCAAACCCATCCTGAACCAAACCTTTTCTGAGCAACGGACTCAAATTTATTTTTAAAATTATTAAAAGACTTAAAGTCTTTAATTATCTTTTCATATATTTCTCCTGAACACCTTTGTTTTTTTGGACTTAACATCTTCCAAAATAACGCATGATTAAAGGCACCACCCGCGTTGTTTTTGACTGTATAATCATACATTGATATTGTTTTTACAATATCTTCTAGGTTTTTATCTTTACCTTTCTTATCTTTAATTGCTTTGTTAAGCTTTTCAACATATCCCTTATAGTGTTTGTTATAATGAACATTCATAGTTTCTTTATCTATAAAACGTTCAACGGCTGAATAAGAATAAGGTAACCTTTCGATTCCTATTTTTTTCATTTCTTGAATTATTTGATTGGGTAACTTATTACTGATTCTTTCAGTAATGATACGGTTCTCTAAATCTTGTATCTGTTCTAATATTTTCTTAGTCCCCATAATTTATTTTATTTATAAATAACGCGGAGAACATAAATATCTTAACTTTTTTGTGAAATCATGTTTAATATTTCTTCCATTACGTCACCTCTACCCTCGTTATCACCCATAACTGTTTCAAAAATATTCTTTTTCTTATTTAGAATGTTGTAAATAATCCCTTCGATTGTATTTTCAAAAATCGGATAATACACCGATACTGAGAATTTTTGACCATATCTGTACGCCCTATCCTCGGCTTGAGAGTGGTCCGACGGTACAAATGATAAGTCATTCATAATAACAGCTTCAGCTGCGGTCAAAGTGATACCTACGCCTGCAGCTTTTAGGTTACCTACAAATACGTTTATCTTTTCATTATTTTGAAATTCGTCAACTGAATGTTGCCTTTGAGGTTTAGACATTTTACCATCTAATTTAACTGCAGATTTACCAAAGTGTTCAGTGATTTTATTTAATGTGTTTGTAAAGTTAGTAAAAATAATAACCTTTTTACCCTGTTCTATAATATTCTCGGCGAGTTCAATAGTATCTTTTATTTTACTTTCAGCGATGACCTGCCTTACCATCATCAATTTTGAAAATTGTACTGTAAGTGAATTAGAATCTTCTGACGAATTATACCAATCATAATATTCACCCATCAACTTTTCATAGTCACGAGATTTCAACCTTAGGTACACAGGTGTAATAATTTTCTCAGGTAAATCTAAAATATCTTCTTTCAACCTTCTCAAAACCTGCGGTTTTGTTCGGTCTCTTAACTCTTCGAGATTTGACGCCCCACTTACATTCCAAACTTTCTTCGCTCCGACACTAAACTGATAACCCGCACAATATCTTATTGCGTATGCCATCCAATTGTCAGCGACAGGTGAATCAACTAAATCTAAAAGATTGAAGTAATTCATTGGTCTCGAAGTCATGGGTGTCCCTGTTAGTAACCAAACCTTACCTACTTTTTTAACGATGTCGTTAGCAATTTTTGTTCTTTGAGCCTTTTTATTTTGAACGTAATGAGCTTCATCCATTACAATCAAATCAAAACCATAATTTAAAATATCTGATTTGTCAGGGTGTTTGGGGTCATGAAAGTTTTTAAGGATGTCATAGTTTATTATTGTATACTCTGACGGTTCCCATTTTTTACCTTCTATAATAGAAATGTCTTTATCAGTGTAATTTTCTATCTCTCTTTGCCAATTTATTTTTAATGACGCGGGACAGATAATTAATACTTTCTCTACTCCGCACTCTAAAGACGCAATGACCGTTGATGTGGTTTTACCTAAACCCATATCATCGGCAAGGATAAACTTATCGTTACCTACTAATTTTTCTATCGATTCTTTTTGGTGAGATAATGGAGGTCTATGAGAATATTTTTCATAATCTATAGAAACCTCTCTCTGTTTGTTTTTTTGAAGTGCGACTTTTGGTAACCATATGTCATTTAAATCTTCATTCTCAAAAAGTTTACCCCATATATGAAATGACTTTTCTTTCTCCACTAAAAGTTTTTCGACATATATTTTTTCAGGTTTCTTAGTTAAAAGTTTGTCGTCCATAAGTTTTTGAGCAAAGTAACTATCCAACTCTACCCATTTTCTCGCTACTTTTGGTACTGTCTCATTAAATTTTATAATGTAATCTGCCTGAGCTCTTGTAAGTTTAAAATGATTAAACTTTCTCATTTTACCCTGAAGTCTTAATATATAGTTATTGAACCCCTCATATTCTTCAAGAATACGAAGAGCCCTCACTTCAGGTAAGTTTTTTAAAGTTTTATTTTCCAAAAGGTAAGTAAATACATATAAAGATAACTGATAACTTAATATTTATCAATAATGAGTGGAAGAAAGATACCAATTACAAGACTAAATAAATTCTTCGGTGCGGAGGATTTTGATTTAGATATTGCTATGGGTCGTGAATGGCTTGAGGGTGATATGAACTTTAGATTGGTACTATATCGTGTCGACAGACAAAAAACAAAAACTGACGATGTATACGGTGAAACTGTTGAGGACGGTATAAAGTTTTTACCCCCCGTGGAGTTCATGGGTTATGTTCAAATTGACCAACCTGAAAATCAGGATTACGGTCAAAGTAGAATGTCACAAATGGAACCTGGTAATTTAAAGGTGGGGGTCTATCAAGAATCATTAGATGAACTTAATATTGATATTGAATATGGTGACTATATAGGTTATTACGAAACTGAGTCTCGTGTAAGATACTATTCAGTAGTAAATGACGGAAGGGTAGTCAGTGATAATAAACACACGTATGGTGGATACAAACCTTTTTATAGAAGTATTGTTGCGTCACCAGTAAATGACAACGAATTTAGAGGATTATGAAAACAAAATTGATAAAAGAATTAAACATGATGAAGTCACGTATGGGACTAATATCTGAAGATATAAATCAAGACCTTATAGGTAAAAAAGTCATGGTGTATTATAACTTACACAAAAAAACTTTTTCAGTACAATATCAGGGTAAGGTAGTGTTATATGCCGATTATGTAAAACTTGTTGATGTTGAATTTCGTGTAAGAGAAGGTGGTAAGGAAAAAGTTAGAAAAGAGATGAGAAAAAACGTACATGCTTTCGTAATAGGTAAGTTAATGGACTACTGTGAATTTCCTTGTGAAGACATGCCACCCGAAACGAATGACAATGTGATTACTTACAATCCTTACGAATATGATTCATTTGTTAAATTGGACTCTGAAGAACCAATATACAACGCTAATGAAATTGATATGATTAATACAAAACATAAAATATTCCATATTAACGAAATCATAAAATAATGGCATTCCCAAAAAAGGTAAAAAAAGATTTAAAATTAACTCCTGATAAGATTCTTATGGAAAGGAGAGAAGAACTGCTTGAATTTATTCAAGAAGGTGGAACTTATTTACCTAAAAGTGTTTTACACGCTGACTTGGATAGGGGTATGTTAGATTTTGTTAAGGAAGATTTAGAAATGGTTGCTGACGGTAAAATTGTTAACCCAGTAGATATTATCATAACAACTCAAAATTGGTCTCAGTTTACTGAGACTTGGAGGTTCCAAGACTTAGATAAAAATATTAAACCCCCTTTTATCGCCACGGTAAGACAACCTGAAGTTAAGTACGGGAGTAATCCATCGTTACAATATACAATACCTAATAGAAAACAATTTTATTATGCCAAAGTTCCGACATGGGACGGACAAAGAAAAGGTATGGACATATATAAAATCCCTCAACCCGTACCTGTAGACATAACTTATAATATAAAAATATTCTGTACTAAGATGAGACATTTAAATGAGTTTAACAAACTCGTTTTACAAAAGTTTTCTTCGAGACAGGCTTATACGTTTGTAAAAGGACATTACATACCAATTATATTAGATAATGTTTCTGATGAATCTGTATTAGACATCGAAAAGAGAAAATATTACATTCAAAATTATACGTTTACTATGTTAGGTTTTTTAATCGATGAAGATGAATTTGAAATCGTACCCGCAATAACAAGAGCACTTACTATGTATGAGGTTGATACTACAAATAAGTCAAGAAGAGCAAAAAAGCATCCACCTAACCCTCAAAACTTTGACATAGATATTTTGTTCGTGTCGGGCAACACCTCTGTTTCAGGAAAATATCCTTATAGAATAGATTTATCGTTTTTATCTACCGAGAATATCGATGAGTATTCTGTATATATAAATGAAAATTATATGGGAGATGACTTATCAAGTATCGATGTTAATACTAATGATATAATACGTATTGATGTTGTAAAAGATGACTCAACAAAAGAGTCTAAAATAGAGTGTAAGGCACATATTCCATATAACGATTGATTACTCTCCATAAATGTCAATTTCATCTTGACAATTATCCTCAATTAACTTTTCAATAAATTTATATATTTTAAGTCCATTTTTATTACAATGTGTTTTTAACATTGTATGATGATGTTCTGAAATTTTTAGGTTTTTGATTTTCATATCAAGGTTTTTTTTAAAAGGTAGAAAAAAAGTAGAAATAAAGGAGCCTAATCCATAAATATGTCATATACACATTTGTACTTTCGGTTTTTACACAATATTTATCAAATAAATAAATTAAAACAGAAAACTAATTAATATGGCAGACAAAGTATTCGTATCTCCAGGTGTATATACATCAGAAAGAGATTTAAGTTTTGTAGCTCAAAGTGTTGGTGTAACTACATTAGGTATCGTTGGTGAAACATTATCAGGTCCGGCTTTCGAACCGATATTCATTACTAATTTTGATGAATTTACCGCATATTTTGGAGGTACAAGCCCAACAAAATTTATAAATACACAGATTCCTAAGTATGAAGCTGCATATATTGCAAAGGCATACTTACAACAATCCAATCAACTTTTCGTAACTCGTATACTTGGTTTGTCAGGTTATGATGCAGGACCCGCTTGGTCCATTTCATCAGTAGGTAACTTGAAAAAAGACAGTGTTACTGTTGATGGTACTGGAGGTCCTTACTTAGTAACTTTTAGTGGAACCTCAGGTACAAGTTCAAACACCGAAATCACAGATGCGACAGGATTACCACCTTATATCGAGAATTATTTAACTTTACCATACACAACATTTAGTGGTGGTAAATCTACTCTTGAGGATGATTTCAAAACAAACCTATACAAAGATATTGTAAATCCATCATCTTCAGGTACAAGTGCTTATATGTTCGGAACCGTTAGTGGAAGTACTTACGATTCAATTACTGGAGCATCAGGTAACTGGAGTGCAAGTACTAACGTTCTTGATGTTGACGGTTTAACAACTGAAACTGCAGATTTTGAAGCCTCTGAAAATGACGCTTGGTACTACGCATTATTCCCATATGCTAGTGACGAATATACAGGTGTTGGTTTTGGTTTAATCGTTACAGGTTTAACCGCGGGTTCAGGTAATAACTACACAGGTGAAGCAGTTGTGTACGATACTACATATACAGGTACACCCATAACAGATTATCACAATATGGTTATCGCAACTTTGCGTTCAAGAGGTATTGCGACATATAGTAATGACGATGGACCAGTCTATGAAGTATCAGGTTTAACAGATTTAACTATAAACGCTGAAGGTGTATATTCAGGTATCACTAATAATCCTTTTGGAAAGTTTCAGTTATCGGGTATTACAAAAGATTCTGAAACATTTACTTTTGACACGTCATTTAATTTAAGTGACCCTAACTTTGTAAGTAAGGTACTAGGTCAGTCTAACTTCGGTAAGGATAGAAATGACGTACCTATAATGGTAGAAGAAATTTACTACAACTTATTAAATACAGGTTATAGAGAAGGTAAGATTAGAGGTTTAAATAGTGACTTACTAGCATTCAATAGTGCAAGAGAGGATAATGATAATACGGGAATCGGGTGGTACTTAGATAGATACCAAACACCGGATACTCCATATGTTGTATCTGAATTAAGAGGTAACGAAGTGTTCAACTTATTTAAATTCATTTCGATTTCAGATGGTAACGGAGCAAATACAGAAATAAAAATATCTATTGCGAATATATCATTCAATAATCTTACTTTTGATATTGTAGTAAGAGATTTCTTTGATACCGACTCAAGTCCTGTAGTTTTAGAAAAATTCACAAACTGTACTATGGACCCAAACTTAAACAGTTATGTAGCTAAGAAGGTTGGTACCGCTAATGGTGACTTTGAATTAAAGTCTCGTTACATTATGTTAGAAGTAAACGAAGAGGCACCCATAGATGCTTTACCTTGTGGATTTAGAGGTTACCAAACGAGACAATACAAGTCGTATAAATCACCACACTTAATATATAAAACAAAGTATAACAAAGCAGGTGAGGTATTATTTAACCCTCCTTTTGGTACTGCAAATGGTGATAATTTAACAAGAAGTTCAGGTGATAACCCAAGAAGATTTTACTTAGGTGTTTCAAATACTGTAGGTATTGACAGTAGTTTTGCTCAATATAAAGGCAAACAAAATCCGACTAATTTAGGTGAGGCAACAGAATCAACTAAGTGGTCAGTACTAACTAAAGGTTTCCATATGGATTCAGGGGCTACTGTCGTATTAATACCAAATCAATGGACAACATCAGGTGAGACAGCATTCGAAGTTGGAGATGCTGAGTTTAGAAGTGAACCAGACGATACATCACCATATTATAGATTGAATTCTCGTAAGTTCACATTGATTCCAACAGGAGGTTTCGACGGATGGGACATCTATAGAGAATATAGAACAAACGGTGATAGATATATTTTAGGTAACAGTGGTTACTTAAAAGGTCAAGCGTCAGGTTCAATTCGTTTTCCAAATGCAACAGGTTGGGGAGCGTTTAAAACTATTGTTGGTCCAGACAAACAGGATTGGGGTAATACCGATTACTACGCATACTTGTGGGGACAGTCAACATTTGTTAACCCTGAAGCTGTTAACATAAATGTATTTACAACACCAGGTATTGACTACACGAACAATTCAAATCTTGTTGAAGAAGCAATTGATATGATTGAAACTGATAGAGCGGATTCAATCTATATTTGTACAACTCCTGATTATAATATGTTTGTAAACACAACTTCTGACTTTACAGGTAATTTCATTTACCCACAAGAAGCAACAGAAAATCTTGAAGACACTGGTATTGACTCTAATTACACCGCTACTTATTATCCATGGATTTTAACAAGAGACAGTGTTAACAATACACAGATATATTTACCACCGACAGCTGAGGTCGTTAGAAATCTAGCGTTAACCGACAACATTGCATTCCCATGGTTTGCATCTGCGGGTTATACTAGAGGTTTGGTTAACGGAATCAAAGCACGTAAGAAGTTAACACAAGATGACAGAGACATTCTTTACAAAGGTAGAATAAACCCAATTGCAACATTCTCGGATGTTGGTACAGTTATTTGGGGTAACAAAACTACTCAAATTAGAGAATCTGCACTTGATAGAATAAACGTAAGAAGATTGTTACTACAAGCACGTAAGTTAATCTCAGCAGTTGCAGTAAGACTATTGTTCGAACAGAATGATGACCAAGTAAGACAAGAATTCTTAGACTCAGTAAATCCAATCTTAGATTCAATCAGAAGAGATAGAGGTTTAATTGACTTTAGAGTTGTTGTTCAGAACACTCCTGAGGATTTAGATAACAACCAATTAGTAGGTAAGATTTATCTAAAACCAACAAGAGCACTAGAATTTATTGATATCGAATTCTTAATCACACCGACAGGAGCATCATTCGAAGATATCTGATAATTATTAAATGGGGGTCAGTTAATCTGTCCCCCATTTTTAGCCTTTAATTAAACGTTTAATAAAAAATAAAAAAATGGAATTCAAAAAGAAAATTTTAAGAGAATCTATGGAGTTAGAAAGTAATGGTGTTGAGACTTATTCAGAAAAGCCTCAAAACATCGTTATGACAGAAGCTCAATTAGAAAGACTTATTCAAAACTTAAATAAGTGATTTTATGAATTTAAAACAGATTATAAGAAAAAACCTCACAGACATTTTAGTTAATGAGGGTATAGAAGACGGTAATCCTGACCATAAGTATTATGCTTTTGACTGGGATGATAACATCGTAACTATGCCGACTCAAATTATGTTAGTTGCAGAAGACGGTCATGAGGTTGGTATGTCCACAGAAGATTTTGCGGAGTATAGACAAAAGATAGGTAAGGAACCTTTTGACTATAATGGTGAAATGATTGTGGGTTATGCTGAAAACCCATATAGAAATTTTGGTGTAGAGGGTGATAAGAGGTTTATTGTGGACTCTATGTTAGCTGAACCAGGCCCGTCATGGAATGATTTTGTGGAGTGTATAAATGGGGGGTCTATATTTGCTATAATTACTGCTAGAGGACATACTCCATCTGTTTTAAAAGACTCAATTTATAATATGATTGTAACAAATCATAATGGTATTAATGCTCAAACATTAATCGAGAACCTAAAAAAGTATCGTGACTTGTCAGGGGAGGTCTTAAAAGATGACCAACTACTAATTAAGGAATACTTAGATATGTGTAAATATCATCCAGTAACTTACGGTGAAGGTTCAGCATCTAATCCTGAAGAGGGAAAGATAAAAGCTTTAAGAGAATTTATTGACTATGTCAAATATCAGAGTCAAAAACTAGGACAAAAAGTAACATTCACAAACGATGTAAAGAATAACTTTGTTCCTCAGATTGGTTTTTCTGATGATGACCCAGGTAATATAGAATCAATAAAGAAGTTTTTAGATAAAGAATATGAAGAAAGCCCAGTAAAAACTTATTTAACTAAGGGAGAT